TCTTTGCCGTTCTGCTTCAACTTTTCTGTCGTCTGTTATCCAGCGGCCATTTACAAATGATTCAAACTTGTGCTCATCAGCGCTTCCGCCGCCCGCTCTCGCGGAGCTGCCCGAACCTCTTTTACTCACGGTAGTGCCTCCTCTCGTATTGAAATGGCTTAATTTTTGTGACATTCCAGTCAAATTCTGCCGGGCATTTGCCATACCACAAAATACTTGTCGGCTTGAGCCTGTCCAGCGCCACGCGGCAGTGCTTGGCAAAGCATTCTGCTTCGTATGGGTCGGACTGTGTGCCGTGGCTGGAAATGCTCACAATGCTGTTTGTCGGTTCTCCGTCAAAGCACCAGTCATAACTTTGCTCGCCGCACCAACAGAGCGTTGGAATCACATGGATTCCGTGCATTTGCCAGTAAGCAGCCAACCAGTGCTTTTTGTAGTGCATGAAAAGCTGCACTGCAAGCGGCATATTGCTGTAAAGAGAAAAGTCCGGCGAGCACACAGCCCCAAACTGCTGCAGCAGAGGAATATACTTGTCTGGGTTGTTCCAGAACCGTTCAAACTGGTAATCGTCCTTGTAAAAATGCACGCCTTTTGTGGCCTTGTCTTTGGCGGTCAGCGCATAATTGACCGGGATCCATTCCAGTTTGTCAATGCGGATATCCGTTTCAGGCTGGATAGCAGGGATGCCGTACTTGCCCACACCGGGAAATATCATCCTCTCGGTGTTTTCCATTGGCAGAATCACGGTTCATCCCTCCTATCCTTACTTTTTCTTGAGCTTTTTTCCTGTTTTCCAGTTGTAACCACGTTTTTCCAGCGCACGGCGTGCTGCCTGTGTGGAAGGATTGTCAGGATGCCCTTTCGCTTTGCCCATCAAAACTTCAACACGGCTCTTTTCTCTGATTGTGCCAGACGCAACGCCCGCTTTGTATTCTGCAATAGCAGACTCTCGCCTTGCGGAATACTGTGCGGCGGCCTCGTGGGCTTCCCTTTGCATTTTTTCCGTTTGGCGGCGTGTCAAGCCGTGAGGAATACGCATCTTATCGTCCATGTAATCGCTGATGGGCGAACTTAAGCCACGTTTTGCGAGAAATTCATCAAGCGTAGTCTTCTCACTGCTCGCCCTTGTAGAACTTCCAGAGCCTCGTTTACTCATTTTGGGAACTCTCCTTTCTTCGTTTTCACTCTTTCGTCCACCACATCTGTTCGGCTTCTGTGCCGCCCTTTGCCTTGTACCACTCGGTATATGTCAGGTCTCCTGTCCGCTCTTTGGTGACGTTATCCCGCCGGGCTGCGTTCTGGCGTGGGTACTTGACCAGCACACTGGACAGCTTGCACCGGCAGTGATAGACCATTTCCGGGGCGGCGTTTGGGTCTCCCGGGTACATAATCTCGTAGCCCTGCACCTTGAACGGCTTGTCAAGGTCTGCAGTCTCCTGATCCAGCAGGCGGTGCGTTTCGCGTGTGCGGTAGTCCAGATTGCTGTTCCAGCGCTTCTGCACCTCAATGCCAAGCGCCTGAGCGTTGCGCAGCTGCTGCATCGTACCGGCGTTCTGTGCGCCTGTAAGGGCTGTGATGGCGTTGTTCATCGCCCAGTGCACCTCGGTGTCTGCCATGCCCTGCACAGCCTGCACGGCGATGTCGTGGACGCTCTTGCCCTGCACGATGCCCTGCATGACGTACCGGTTGAACACCCGGGCATCGTAGGTTTTGTTGCTCTCGCTCTTGATGCGCTTATTTGGCACAAGCTTGGGGTTTTCCACCAGCAGGCGCTTGACTGCCTCGGTGTTGTACAAGGTCAGTCCGAACGCCACGCCTGAGGCCTGTTCCAGCTCGTAGAACGCATAATTTGCGCCAAGGGCAAAGATATCGTACTGTTCATCTCGCGCCAGCTTGTATGCCGTCTGCTGGGCTGTGGTGCACGTCTGGGTGATGTTGTCCAGCTTCTGGTGCATCATCTCGGACTGAAACACCTGATTCCGCAGCCATGTGCGATAGTCGCTCTCGGTGATCTTCCCAGCTTCCAGCTGCGCCCGCTTGTAGGCGTCCAGCTTCTGATAATGCTCCAGAAACTCGGTCAGCTGCTCGGTCATTTCCCGGCGGGCGGTGCCATAGACCCGCAAAATGCGGCGGCGCAGCCTGTTCAGCTGCCGGGTGGAGATGCGGTCAAGGTCGTTCATCGCTCATTCATCACTCACTAAATCCAACAGCAGGCTTTGGCAATTCCGCCCAGTGTGTAACTTCGGCGTATTCATAATCTACAATCCTGACATATTCTTGCCAGTCGCGCACCCATCCTAAAGCGTCATCGTAATGTCCGCTTGTCGTTATTGATTCCGAAAAAACACCTTTTTCTTGATCTTCTCTCGTATCAGCGTAGCAAACCGTGATGAGATACTCCTCAAATTCACCCTTTTTGTGGCGGGGAGGAAGCCCTTCTTTTTTGATTTCATGCCATATAATTTGATTGCAAGCTTTTTCAGTTGCCTTAACAAATTTCTTCAAAAGATCTTTTGCTTCATCGGTGAAGTCAACGTCAACCCTTCCTTCAACCGGGATTTTAAGGTTTTCCACCTTCTTCGTCCTCCTCGTCCTCGTCTGTGGTCTCCCGCGTTGCGCTCTCTGCCATCAGCGCAGCCTTTGCCTGCTCTTTCTGCTCCTGCGTCAGGTTGGGCAGCAGTTCTATTGCCATCTCGTTGCCGATGATGGTCGCTTCCGCAATCGCCATGTCCACCTGCTCCTTGGTGTTGGAGATGCGCACATGGGTGTACTGCGGCTTTGCATCCGGCAGACCGGCGATCTTGAGCACCTGACGCACAAACTTGGTGATTTGCTGCTCAAAGTCCCGGGCGTTCTCGTCCAGCGGCTGATAGGCCGCTTCCAGATGGTCGTTGGTGCTGTCTGCGCTCACGCAATGCACGTCCAGACCGCCGAAATCCTCATACAGGGAACTGTGCAGTCGTTGCAACAGGGTCTCCCGCGCCTGTGTGGGGATCTCCTGCGTGTAGGGCTGCACACTGCCGCCGTTGTCTCCGGCGTTGTCCACGTTGGCGGCGTGGTTGAAGCGCAGCCGCTGCATGAACTTGCGCAGGTCAGCATCATTCATGCCGCCGTAGTTGGAAATCAGCCAGTACACCTGAGCACATTCGCGCAGATCGTCGCAAAAGCCGTTGACGATCAGGTCAATGTTGTCAATATAACCCTTGAGATTGACCAGCGTGCTTTGCTTGGCGCTGCTGCCCCACAACGGCACAATGGGCAGCGTTCCGTAGCCCTCGCCCTCTACGATCTTGTCCCCGGCGGGGGTTGTGGTCGTGGTGGTCTTGTAAGGCTGCTGCTCTCCGTACTGATGCAACAGGCGCTCGCCCTTGCTGTCCTCGGTGTAGCGGGTGTAGCCGCTCTCCTCGTACAAAACTGCGTGCATGGGCTTGTCCGGCTGCAATCGCCAGAACCGGATACCCGCACGCATGGTGCCGTCCTGCTCGTCATACAGGGGCCCAAACTCGGTCAACTTGAACACGTCCAGATGGTCGTTGTTCCAAAAGCCAAAGCTTTCCCCGTGGATGCAGGCAAGGTAGCCCAGTCGGTAAAGCTGCTCGTCAAAACTTTCGCCCAGATTTGCCTTTGCGTTGTCCTCGCCCGGCAGAGTGATGCCGTTTGCAAGGCTGTACGCCACGCGCTGCACGTTGAGCCTGTGGAAGGAGTTGCTTTTTACGGTCTCCGGGCGGGCTCTCTTGGTGATGCCGTTCAGCTTGTAATCGATATCAGCAAGCGCGTCCAGAAAATCGTCTACGCCGGTGTTCAGCTGCTTATCGTACTTATCAGCCTTTTCAGCGGTACGCACTGGGGCGCTTGTGACGTGCTCGGCAATAAAGCTTTGCACAAAAGCGGTTTTGGCTGCGGGGTCGTTCTGCACCGCTTCAAGGTCTTGGTATGTTCTCACTTGCTTTGCTCCTTATTTTCCGGGCTTGTGCCACACAAGTTCCATGGCGTATCGTGTAGCGTCTATGTGGTGGTTATCGTGGTCGGGGTAGCCTGGCAGTGGATCGCCGTTCTTGTCCGCGTCATACTCGTACTCGGTAAACTCTTTAAGGGTGTCCGGGCATCGCACCGGGTCTATCACGATGGCGGTCAGGCTTTGCAGCCACTTCACGCCTTGCCCCACGCTGTTGGGGCCTTTTATAGCGGGCAGGCACTTGATGCCCCATGCGGTAAAGTCGGTGCAGCTTTTGTTTTCCGCGCTGTCTGCGGTCAGTCGCTCGCTCTCCGGGTGCTCCATAACGTGCCGGTCTTGCAGCATCTTGAACGTATCCTCGTTGCGTGTGCGCCGCACGGTGATCTCGTCATAGATATACAGGGTCTTGCGGGCTGCGTCGTAACTCATGCAGTTATAGGCAAAGGGGTCAGGATACCAGCCCCAGTCAATGCCGTGATACTTGCGCTCAAACCTTGCGGGGTCTATCTTTTCTGCCCGGATGTTGGTAAAAACTTCCTTGCCGCAGCCGGTCACCTCGCCCAAGTATTCGTGCTTATAGGCGATCAGGTTGTTTTCCTTCAGGGCTTCTGCTCCCTGTAAGAAAAACGCTCCAAGCCACTCTTCCGGCACATCCAGATAGCAGGAATTGTGAACAACGGTGTCTTCGTGTTGTTCCAGCACAAAGCGGTTCATCCAGTTGCGGGCAGCCGCCGGGGGGTTGTAACTCATGAACTCGTAGGCATCTCCTCCGCGCAGTGCGGACTGCCGGACGCTGCGCAGTTGTTCTGCGCCGTCCATCTGATCTGCTTCCTCTACCCATAGAATGCCGATTGCACCAAAAGGCGGCTTGATGGACTTGATTTTGGTCTCGTCGTCCAGTCCTCGGAAGTAGATGATCTGCCCGGTCACGTTGTCTGTGATCTCCATAGGCGATACCTTGCAGTTGTATCGGTTGTCTTGCCGCAGTTCGTGTATTGCCCATTTGATCTGTGCATATACGCTGTCACGCATGGTGCCGCCGACTTTGCGGCAGACACAAGCGTGCATCTCTGGATTGCAACGCAAAATCTCGATGATTTTTAGGCTGATGTAGGAGGATTTTGTAGAACCACGTCCGCCCTTGAATATGTAGGAGCGGTTGGGCTCTATGTGGCGGTTCAGGTCAACAAACGCTTTGCCAATGCACCGGGCGGGCAACTCAAAGCTGCTTTCCCCGGCGGCGCTGCTGGCTTCTGTCCATTCCTCCCACTTCTCTACGGCTTTCATATCGCCGCTGGCGGCTGCCATGTAAACACCGGCAGAGATCAGTGCGTTGTTGGTCACGCCCTCTGCCGTATCCACGCCCAGCGTCTCAAGCTGCTTGAGATTTTTCTTGTTGGTGATGGGTGCTGCGGCGATCTGCGATGCAATGGAGGATAGGGTCTTTGCCTTCCGTTTTGCCACGCCGCTTGCAATGCCGCCTTTTTTTGCGGTTTGTGCCTGTTTACCGCCTGCTTTAAACTGCGTGGCACGTCCCGCCTCCGGGTCTATCTTACGCCGTGCCATGCCTTACTCCTCTCAGAACTCCAGATCACGTGTACCGGGCTTTGCGTAGCGCTTGCCCTTTCCGGTACGCCTGTTATACAGCCGGATATTCCGGCGGTTTGCAACGTATAGCTTGCGCCTGTCTTTGGCTCTGCCTTTCGCACCGCCGCCCCAGTCGCCCAGTGCATCAAGGTTCAGGTCGAGGGAAGAAAAATCCATCGCTTTCTTTTTTCGTGCCATCCGCTCACCTCCCTGCAAAATAAAAACCGCCCGGGCGCTCCCGGTATACATTCAGTTTCTCGGACAACGTAAACGGTGGAGCGCCGCTGCATCCGGAACTTTCGCGGCCGAATGCCCCGCTATCTGCGCAGCCCCCTCACAGGGTACGCAAATGGCATTCCCGGCAGGGCTCAAACCTGCAGCCTGCGGTTTTGGAGACCGCTGTTCCATCACTTGAACTACGGGAATATAAAAAGCCGCCCTTGGAATCGAACCAGCCGTGTCTACACACACGCGCCGCGCTCCAAACTGCGCTCAGGCGGCATATAACAAAAGAAAAACCAGCACGTTTCCATGCTGGTTCTGTTGACGCACATCCTGCCGGGGGTTTATGGAAACCGGTGTACGGATTATGTGGCCTCCGGTGCGTGCGGAGGTTGTGAGGACAGGTAAGGATACCCTGCCACTCTACACGCAGCCACAATCGGGATGTCAGCCCATGCGTCAGGTGGTCGCTGCTTCGGGAGAGCAGCGTGTCGGAGCCGTTAACCGGATTCGAACCGGCACCATCAAGTCTGTATATGCGCATTGGTTAAGTGCGCAGTGATGTCCGAGATGTGTCACCAGCGTTGTCCCGCCTTAAATGGGCGGCGCTCTGCCAGTTGAGCTATAACGGCATAGAAGCAGCCCGCGAAACGAGAGGAAGAAAAATGCCGGTCAAGCCTTGGGAGGAAGCATTTCGGGGGGATTCGTTTCGGAGACTGCGTGGCAAGCGTCTTATCGCTTTCGGCGATTCCGCTTATACCAATTTTAGCACAATGCCTGTGTCATTTGGATATTTGCAGTATGAAGGTGCATTGCAAAAAATCAGGGCGGGTTTTGTGCGGTTTGTGCAACATTGCCGAAGCTGTCCCAAATCTCTGCCAGATAGATGCTGCCCCACTTGATGTAGATGGAGACCTGGTTTTCTTCCGAAAGCCCCAGCTCCTCGCAGACCTCGCGCTGCTTTTTGTTCTTGACGTAGTACAGGCACAGGCAGTCAGCCTGTTTTTTGCTGGATTTGCTTGCCGTGATACAGTACGCCCGCCGGGTGGCCTCAATGCGCAGCAGGCAAAGGTCTGTTTCCATCTGCTGCAGACGGCGCTGCTCGTCCGTGATATCTGCTGCAGCAAGCCCGACCTTGTCACCGGCACCACCGCCGCCGGGCATCCCGTTCAGGCTTGGGGTGGTCTTTTCGGCAACTTCCCGGATGCGCTGGATCTTCTGTTTTTGGGCTTCAACCGCCGCAGCCATATCCCGGCACTGCTGGAACCACGCCTTTACTTCATGGTAGTCCACGCCGGCGCTCGGCTTTGGCTGCTCGCTTTCAGGTGTCCATGTGCGGGTCATTGTCTCCCTCCTCTATTTCCCATCCGATAAGATCGCAGACGCAAAATCTTGTCTTTTCGCACCAGTGAATGACAAACCGCTCCGGTAAAGATGATTTTGGGATAGCGGTAGTCGATTGAAGATCGCAAGAATCATCTTTCATATCTTTGATTGCCCAAGCAACAGACCTTGTAACGCTTGTCTTTTCCTTGATTTCCGCTCCGCAGCATCTGCACTTGAAAACGCCTGTCATTGTTTCATCCATTTTTATCCTCCATTTCTTCGATCCAAATTTCAGCTCTTGGGTTTTTCTTGTCGTAATCCACCCGGCTGCCATCGTGGGCGGCAACGATGCGGCTGTTGTCGTCTGCCAGCATACCGGCCTTTACCAGTATGTCGCAGGTGGCCTCGATTAGGTTTGCAAGGTCAACCTTGCGCCTGGTAGCCATGTAGTACACGCACCGCACGTTCACGCGGGCGGAAATAGGCTCAGGCGGGGAGCGTATCTGCCACAGGCATCCGGTCTGGTATTCCTCAAACGCCGCGCTTGGGGCTACAAAGCGCCGTCCTCCGCTCCCTTGCAGGATGCGTGCGCTGTTTTTCTTTGTGCGGGGGTCACCGTAAAGGGTTAGCTTCATGACACGTGCTCCTTCAGCCACTCGATGCTCATGTCGTGGTCGATAAACATGAGCGTCAGCCAACGGTCGCAGGCAAGCCCCATGTAGGTGTAAATCAACTCCATATCATCCTCGGAGAAATCGGTATCCAGAAAAGCATTGATGCCGTCCCTCATATATTTGTGGAACTTTCGATTTCTCCACTCCTGTGAATATGGTGCGGTTTTAAATGCCGCCCGTGAAAGCCACTCCAGCACTTTGGCCTTGATGGCATCTTCCGTTCCGATGTTTTCCAGAATAATATACTGGTTTGTCCTCGGATGGACAATAAGCTCGTTCCGGTCAGTAATATAACTTCCCGGAAAGCACCTCTGGAGCTTGGCAATTGATTTTTCAATGTCGGTCATTTTTTCATCATCCCTTCCATTGCCAGTTGCTCGCACTGCTTTTCAGCTTCCCGGCGCTGCCGGTCATACTCAAACAGCATATCTGCGTACTCATTGCCCACCCGGCGGATGGCTGTCTCCAGCATCTCCGTCACAAGGTCGGTGTACTTGTCCGAGCCCTTGCGGCTGTTCTTGGCAGCTTCCCGGGCTTCCCACAAGTCGGTGAGCTTGTCCCGCCTGTCGGCGGTAATCTCGCCATAGCCGTAGGCATCCTGGATCTGCTCCATGCTTTCCCAGCCTTCCAGCTCAGCAAAGGGGTCAGATTCAGCCTTTGCCATGCTGCGGGCTTTGGTCTTTTTCTTGACATACCGGGTCAGGCCATCCTGAATCACGGCGCGAGCATCGTCCATCGCCTTGCGGACGGCCTTGGCCTCCCGTTCTTTTTTGAGCTGATCCGGCTGGTTTGCCCATTCTGCCATCAGCTCCGATTTAGTTTTTGGCTTCATCTGCTTACCCCCATTGTTCGGACATTGCCTTTGCAACGCCCGGAAAAGTCTTTGCGCGGTTCCTTGCACGGTCAGTGGTAAACATTCCCTTGTGCTGCTCACCATGCTTGTGCGAGTAAGATCCAGACGGGAGCCATGTTGCGGTAGGTTCTACGATGTTTGTCGGGTGTAGCGGCGGTACACCGCGCTCCCACAGTAGCGTTTTCTTGCTGTACGGATGTCCGTACTCGTAGGGCTGGATTGCCTGCGTAGGCTTTGGGTAATCAAAAATCTTGCTGGGGGTAGGATTCTCAATCACCACTTTTTCGCAATCTGCCGCCCACACGGCAAGAAAAAGCGCCTTGCCGCACAATCCCTCATAATACCGGGAAAGATTGAGCTTTCCTCCCTTGTACAAGTGTCTTGCTCCCGCGTTGCTCGTCTTTGTGCAGGGGACAAATGCGATAATCATATCCCAGCGGGGCACATCATGCGCGATTCCGTCCATTGTCACGACCTGCCCCCCCCCTCAATAGCCTTTAGGCAGTCACCGAGAATATGCCACTCAAGATGCCCGCCGGACGGCTCTTGAATATCACAGGAGTAGGCTTCGTGGCCTTTTGCCCGGAATGCTTTGCAGACCTCCTGCGATTCCTCGCAGGCAACTAAAACTTTCATTTGTCTCCTCCGTTTTGTCCGAAATACTTTTTCTTGCCGCGCTCCCGATGCCTGTCCTCATGGTCGCGGTGGTAAACGCTGCCGGATACCATCATTTGCCGGTTATAGTCCGTCTCTTTGGCGTGTTCTTTGCGCCAAGCGGCAAACTGCGGACAGTGGTCGTGACAGGCATGGTGCCGGTCTGGGCAGTCTTTACATGTCGGGTTGGTCATGTTCGGCTTCCTCCTCGTTAAACCAAAGGCGTGTTCCACATCCGGGACAAAATTTGTCAATGTAATAATTATCGTTGCATTCATACCCGCAAACAGGGCAAATTGTCGTACCTGTTTTTTCACGCCAGTAAAGCTTTTTTGGACGTTCGCCCGGCAGTTTAGGCATGGGCATCCAAAGCGTGAAAAGATCTGGCGCACTGGCCACGGTGTCCCACGTTGCTGATTGAGCAAAAGTCGCATCCATGTACTTCACGAGAACATTTCCGTGCGCAGAATCTTTTTCAGTCGGCGGCTCTTCTGCGGTCTTGCGCCAGCGCTGGACATCCGGGACGACTGCCGGGGCATCTTCCAGCACATCCATCGCGTCCATAATCTGACACGCGCGGCATCTTACGCCGTTGTAATTTTCGCAGCCACAGCAATATGCCGCTTTGATGTTTGCGATGGCTTTTTCACGGTCGATAAATTCGCTCATTTTTCAATCTCCCTCTTTGTCAGTTCACTCGCCAGCAGCCTTGCAGCATGGATTTGTCAAGGATCATCTGCTCCTTTCTTACACTTCCGCAGTCGTTCCCGGCTGTGCGCCATGCGCTCCGGGCTTAAAATATCATTTCCGGACGGCTCTGCTCTGTCCACGCGTGTGCATTTTGCCCGGCTGCCGCCGATAGGGCAGAGCTGGTTATACTCCGCAACGGTCTTGCAGCCAAGTCCTTCAGCTTCTTCCATCGCCTTGCGGACATACGCCCAGCTGCCGCCGCCCAGATCCACACACTTGTCCATGACCGCGTACACAAGATCCGCGCCCATGCGCTCTATGTAGCCGGTCAGCTCTTTTTCTCCAGTCTTGCTCAGATTGCTGACATTCTCCCGAAAAAAATCCACTAGAGATTTCGTCGTCCTCGTCCCTGTATAGGAGGAGTCATCTTTAGATGACGACGACTTATCTATATCTAATATCTTATCTCTAATATCTGTATGGACATTTTTGTGGACGTCTGTGTGGACATCCTGTGGACATTGTCCACAGTGTTCTGCATTAATTTGACGCTGGTTCGTTCTTTGCAACTTTTTTTGTGCTGCATAATCGGTTTCGCTTCCGACCATTTCCGAGTGGTTTGCAAGCACCAACGTTCCGTCTTTTTCCTGATAAATCAGCCCAAGTTTCGCGTAAAGTCCCAGCGCGACACGCACCGTATCGGTAGAAAACCACTTAGTATCGCGCTGAATCTTGTCCACGTCATACGGAATGATCACTTCACCGATCTGCCGCGAAAGCCTGCCGTTTGTGTTGATAGTCATAAGGCAGAGCATCTGGTACAGAACCACATAGTTTGCGCCGTTTTTCTGACCCATGAGAAAATCCACCGCGTCGGACCGCATGAAGCTGTCTTTGAGCTTTAGCCAGTAGTATCTTTTCCCTGTAGCCGTATGATTTCACCTACTTCCGCACACCCGTATAGCCAGATAGCACAGCTCTTGAGATGTGTTAGTCTTTGCTTACGTCAACCCCGGTGATTTCCTTGAAAATCGCCGCGTCGAAGTTCGGCAAACTGAGGATAACGTTTCGATCATCGGCACTAAGCCCCGCCCACCACTTCCGGGCGTTGTCCGCTGTGGTGCGCTCCTTCAAATAACCGCCAGTCGTTTCAGCTTCAGGGTGCGCTGCCTTTTCTTCATCGGTCATATCAGGCAGATAAACGTATTCAAGCTGGCAATCGTCAATATCGTTCAGCAAACGCCGGGCACGGCAGTTAAACCACCGCCCAAACGTCCAGTCGGTAGGCTTGTTGAACATATAGATTTTGGGCGATACCGTATTGAAACAGCCATTGGAAAAGGATGTAGCGTTCCAGTCGCCGCTGTTGCAGTTGCCGCTGTTCCTGTCGCCGCTGTTGCAGTTGCCGCTGTTGCTGTTGCCACTGTTCCAGTCGCCGCTGTTCCTGTTGCCGCTGTTCCAGTCGCCGCTGTTCCAGTCGCCGCTGTTGCAGTTGCCGCTGTTCCAGTTGCCGCTATTCCAGTTGCCGCTGTTGCAACGTCCAGTGCAATCCTTTCCCGTGTTCACAACCTCAAGGACTTCAGCCCAAGGGATTTCCCGCACGATTTCCAACTTGTTCGTTGCACACTTATTCTCGCCCTCTACAACCGTGCCGTGGGCGATCACTTCAGCAACGTGGTTGTTCGGGTCAAAATCATAGTAACGGAAACAGTCGGCAGCATTCTTGCAGAAGTGCATACCCACATTGCAGACAGACGGACTTACAAATTCTTCAAAGATTCCCGGGCAAGAATACTGTTTGCCGCGACACGTCCAGTCAGAATTAAAAACTTTATATCCTTTTACGCTCATTGTTTGCATTTCCTCCTTAGTTTTTGTTTATGTCAATGCCGGTTCTTTCTGAACTCGTCGGATGGGTCATCATCTGTCAACCCAAGCAAGTAGTCGGATGATGTTCCGTATAGTTTGCATATAGCCACCAACGTTTCAAAACTCGGTCTTGCTCGCCCATGCTCATAACAGGAAACGGTGACTTGCGAAACAAAAAGCTTTTTCCCAAGTTTTCTTTGGGAATCACCACTTAGTTTGCGCAGCTCTTTCAGCCGCTCTGCGAATAAATCGGTTTTACCCATAATCAGAACGGTAGGTCGTCGGTGTCCGAGATCACGGAAAAGTCGTCCATGCTGCCCTGCGTTTGGGCGGGCTGCGGGGCGCTCTGTGCGGTTTTTGCTTCGTGGGTGTAAGTTTGCGTCTGCTGGTCAAAATCGCGTGCAGCGGGCTTATCTGCCGCCTTTGCGCCTGCAAAGCTGATATTGTTTGCCAGAACCTCCACCGCCGTGCGCTTGTTGCCCTGCTTGTCCTGATAATTCCGGGTCTGCAGGCTGCCATCAATGGCGATCATGCTGCCCCTCTGGAAGAACTTGCAGATAAATTCGGCGGTCTTGCCCCATGCCACGATATCCACAAAATCAGCCTGACGCTGCTGGCCTTTCGGGGTATAGCTGCGCTCGCAGGCAATGCGGAAGGTACACACGTTGGCGCCATTCGTGGTGGTGCGGAGTTCCGGGTCTGCCACAAGGCGACCCATGATTGCTACAACGTTAAGCATGTTTCGGTTCCTCCTCTGCGCTGTCGCCAACTCCTGCCTCGTAGTCGATGTTTGCGCCCATCAGCACTTCCGGGCACTCAGCGCGGGCAAAATATGCGGCGGCGCGGTACTTGAGCATCATCTCGGTCATCTTCGGCCAGTAGCTGCCGTTTTTGTTCCACCATCCTGCATCCTTTGCCATCTGCACCGTGACCTTCGGCCCTTCTACCTTTTCGCCGGTCAGCTTGTCCACGGCGATCAGGCGGCAGCCCCATGCGTCCGTGCCCTCTTGACCTTCCATGCGATAGCGGGAACGCCCTGCAAACTGTCCGCTGTTGTCGATAAGTGCTTTGCAGCTTTTGCCGCTCCAAGTGGGCTGGCCGTAGACGACGTAAAGGTTCTGCATCACAAACAGTTCGGTGGTGCCCATGCGCTGTGCCATATCGCAGGCAATGGCGCAGGCACCAACGTTTCCCGCGTAGGTCTTGGGCAGCCAGCCGTCCGGCAGATTGGACAGTGCAACGGCCTTAGATTTTGCCAACTGCCAGATGCGTTCGTCTGTGGTCAAACCCTGCACTTTCTCGGCGTAGGAGAGGGCGCGCTGTGCGGGAGCGGCAGGGGGATTGACAGGAGTAAGGGGTTCGGCGGGCGCTGCGGGCTTCTGAAGCTGCTCAACAGGGGTCTTTTCGATTTTGGTCTCAGGCATGATGGATCTCCTCCTCAGTGTATTTTACATCGATGATATGTGCATAACGCTTGATAGCGTCAAGCTCTGACTTTGTGCACCGGAATACGATTTTCCGGTCTCGCTGCTCTTCTTTGCGGACAAACTGGTCAAAAAACGGGTCATCATACTCGTCCGGGATTGCGACATTGTACGCAACGCTCGGCTTTATGAGGCTGATCTGTGTCGGGTTCTGCTGCACGCCTTTGTAATCATCCGGAAGACCATTGATAACTGCTTCCCGCAGAAGGGTGCGGAACTCAATCATGTAACAAAAATCTATGCTTTCATACGGTTCAGGCATGATTTCTGCACCGCCTGCAGCGTGGATGATGTCGATATCGCACATCATGTTGCCCACCTTGCGATAGATGCGGTCTATGACCTCGCGGCTCGCGGTGTCATCCATACTGCCGTTCTGTGCAAAATGTGTGAAATATGCCACTGCGCCGTTGATTGAGCTGGCAAGTTCATTGCCAGCACTGATAAGCCTGAACAGCATATTTTGCGGCTTGATGTAGTAATAGATGCCCTCGGCCTTGTTGGAAAGTTCCTTGATATTGGCACGCCTTGCAAGGCGCTTTTGTGAATCGCTTTGCATAAAAATTCACCTCATATAAACAACATTCATGCTGGAATCAAATACCTTGTACAAATAGGCGGGCTCTCGCTTTACAAGTTCGTCAGCAATGATGATCGCGTCCGAAACGTCTGCGATATTCTGCGATGAAACAAGGTCATCCGGCTGCTTTTTGGTAACATCATAGACCTTTAAAAGCGCCATCCGCTCACCTCCTGTTATTGTGCCGCCAGCCAAGGGCGATGTACCCAAGGTTTGCGCACAGAACGATAAAAATTAAGGTTTTCACGTTTTACCTCCTTGCGGTTTGCCGCACGTTGTGGTATTTTTGTGGTGATGGGCGGATAGACTCATCACCCTTTTGGCTTGTCCGTGTTGGCGCACGGGCAGGCTCTTCTTTTTTTGCGGCGTATCGGCGGCAGACTGTCCACCTCATCGCGCTTTATGACTTCTTGAAAAAAGGAATACTTGTGCGGCTTTCTCTTTTTCTTGCGGCAATGATAAACCGAGGATGCAAAACTGTTTGCACTTTTATAGCCAAGACGCCGGGCGCACATATCAGATGTGCCGGATGTAAGAAGATTGCCAGTTTTTGCATCGTACACGGTGTACCACATGACATGGTGGACAGTGTCAGGCATACGTGATCTCCTCAGATTCCTCTTGCAGCATCTCCCGCACGTTGTCCATTTCTTCGGCGCACATCTCCCAGACGTTTGCTCGTGCGGAGTATCCAGCCCGGACAACAATGTCATCTGAGGCTTCGGCTTCTCGCCTGCAACGTTCGGCAAGCCGCGTGTAGGACTTTACTTTGCCCTCAACGTACTCTTTGGCCGTCATCATGCCCCACGCTCCTGATTCTCCGGGTACTCCGGGTTGCGGGCGTGGGTGCGGTTGATCTTGCCGTACTTGCGCCGCTTTGCGGCTCTCTCCCTGTCCTCTGCGGCAAAGCCCATACGAGCCAGCAGAACAGCGGCCAAAATCAGCACCAGCGACACCGAAAACAGCGTGCCGGAGATGTATCCGGTGGTCTGCGCGGTGCCCTCTGCGCCCATAGCTGTGCCTATTCCAACGCCGCCAAAAATGACAGCCAGCCAGTAGTAAGTAGTGGATTTGATCTTCATGCGGATTCTCCTTTCTCAAGTGAGGGGAAAAACAGTTCCCCGATCTCATCCTGTCGGATGTCCAGCAGTTCACACATTGCTGTGATCTCTGCGCTTGTCCACGGATTGTGCCCCTGCATCCTGCCGCTCATGGTGTCCCGGCCAATGCCGATATACTTAGCGACTTCCTGATCGCGGTAGCCGCAGCTGTGGAACCGGCCCCGAAGTTTCCAGTACGGGATCTGCCGGAAGGTGCCCTGTATGACCTTCATCATGCTTCGACCTCTTTTCTTTGATGCTGCCCTCCCTCGCGCAGCCTGCCCGCCGGGTCGCGTCCCTTCAAAAACAGGTTCACAAAGTAGATTTGCCCCTTGCCGGTCACCTTGGGGGTCTTGTTGATGCTGGTGTGCCCATCGGAGTGCACCACGGTGGTCTCCTTGATCTCAAACAGACCCTGCTCCACGGCGCGCTGCGTGGGCATATTGTAGTCGCTGCGCTTGGGGTCTCTGATGAGGTATCCGTGCTCGCGCATCCAGACAAACAGCCGGTTCTGCCCGATCTGCACGCTGTTCTGGCACAGCAGCTTTGCAAGTTCGCCCACAAGGATGCTCTTCTTGCTGGCGTTTACCGCGTCTGCAAAGATGCCCTTGGGCGTAAGTTCCGCGATCTGCCGGTCTTTATGCTCCAGTTCATCGTGGGCGGCAATCAGAGCCTGCGCCATCAGTTCAGCCCGGGAAAGCTGCGGGCGCTGTGCCAGCTGCTTCTCCATGGCGTTGAACGCCTGGATGTACTTCAACTTCCATTCCAGCGCTGCCTTGCCGGTAAAGCCCATAGCCAGCAGCGTAAAGCCGTCACGGTTCATCAGGTACATGGGATAGGTTTGACCGTTCTGCTCGTGGGTGTACTCGGTTTTGTAGAACATGGGGGTGTCCCCATTTTTGGGGAGACCCCTAATAATATCATCAATGTCACGCATAACATGGTCGTGACGCTTATCAAAGCTCTCGGCGATCTGGCGGCTGGATGCTACCGGCTCGCCGTTCTGGGTGGATAAGATGATGTCTGCCATAGTCTTGTTTTGTCCTCCTTGTACTCTGCCCCTCCTGTGCTATACTTGAGCGGGAGGGGGTGAAAAAATGAATCAGCGGGGATCCATGAACCAGCGTACAGATGAAATAGAGCGCATTCTGAACGCCAGCAAAGTGAATTATTCCAGTCCGCAAGTCTCGCAGCAGCCTACACTGTATGAGGTACAGCGGCGGTATGCGGAAGATTTGAAGCAGCTGCGCCAGCAGTTTGAAGAAAGCCAGCAAAAACAGGAAATCAAAGACCGTGAGCAAGCAAAGGAAAATCGTGTAAACCGGTGGCTTACAGTCGCATCCTTGCTCGTGGCAACTGTTTCAATGGCTGCTGCGATAATTTCACTTTTCATGTAAGCTTTCGCACCAGATTGACGATCTGCAAAACAAGTGTTGCAACCTGAATGCAAAGCGTCAAAGCCAGAATCCTTGTTGTAGTCCAGTCGTGCTTGCGGCTGGGCTTTTTGTTGTTGTTCATGCCGTTTTGCCCTCCTTTTCCTTAATCAGTTCGCTGACTGCGGCTTCCATCTTCTCGCGGATGCCGCGCGGCTTGCGCTTGCTGTTCAGGATCAGGGAACAATAGCTCTTCGTCCATCCAAGACGTTCCGCAAGCTGTTCCAGCGTGACTTCGTTGTTGTGCATTTTGCCGATCAATCGACCAGTCCACGGTTCAGGCACTCTTTCACCTCCCTGTTTGTAGTTAATAAATTGACAACGGCGCACCGATTTGCTATACTGTTTTACGGCTCCTAGTTAAACTGATTCAAAAGGGCGGTGATTTCATTGACCCAACTTTTGAGCCAGCCAGTTCCAGACACAAGCAAGTGCGTGAAGCGCTAGGGCTTACAAGGCGGTGCCGACCCGCCAAAGGAAGCGGCGCACCCATAGCACTGTAAGTTGTTTTTGCAGCCGTTGCGTTACTTTTGCGCCACGGACGGTGTAAAAGATGTGCAAACACGCAAGTTTGCATTACCGCAAAGGTGCAAGTGCGTTCTGGTGACAAATCGGTGAAAAATCTGTCTGTGAAACAACCGCAGGCAGATTTTTTTCTTGTCGCCGTGTCAAAAGTAGTTGAAAAAGTTAACAGAATGTGATACTATGTATTTGCAGAACAAAGTACAGATTCCGTGCACAGTATCCCGGTTGTGAGGCTGTGTACTTTGTGAACCTTTTTAACTAACAAGGCTATTATAGCAGTTACTTTGTTTACTGTCAACGATTTCGTGCGAACTTTAGTTACTTCGTGACTATGCACAAGTTTGGCGGTGACTTTTTATGCCTTTTTACGAAAAGTATTTAATTCTTTGCGACAAGAACAAAAAAACGCCGTCAGGCGCAGCGCTTGAAATGGGACTGTCAAAGACAACTGTAAATCGCTGGAAAAATGGCGGCGGTATAACAGATGCAACCATTTTGAAAGTCGCAACTTTTTTTGGAGTGCCTAAAGAAGAGTTGAAGGGCGAGCCAGAGCAAAAAGAAAAGCCCAGCACCCCGGAGGATGCTGAGCGTGAATCGCACGGGAAGGCTATATTAGATAAGTATAATATGCTTGACCCGGCAACACAGGCCATGTTTGAGAGTATGCTGGATGCTGCTATAGCTGCACAGGAGAAAAAGAATGGTCAGTGAAAAGCAACTTAACGCGGTTATGCACGTTCTGTGTGATTTTTACGAAACGCATCCAGAATCCAGTTATGTAACCATTTCTGGATTGCACCGGGGTGGAATAAAGGATCCTGATAATATAGTAAACATCTTGGAAGCAAAAGGCCTTGTGGTTGTTGGCAGCAAATACAAAGAGGTCAGCCGTTCGGAATGTCCGATACGGTTGACCTCTCAAGGCAAAACTTATTTTATTGATAAGCAGAGAAAAAAGACGATCACAAGGAACCAGTTTATCCGAGATTCTTTTATTGCTTTACTTGGCGCTGTTGTAGGTTCACTGGTAACGTGGTTTATCGGTCATAAGAGCGATGGGTCAGAAACTTCCAGTTTGTGATTTTTTGTATCCAGATTGTAGACAGCAAGCGTTTTGTAAACTTTCATCTTTTCATCGTCTATTTTTTGAGGGTCGATAACAACCGTCCCATAACCGCCATCTGATGCTCTGAAAATAATTTCGGGGCAAAGTTCGCAGAGGTCGCCCAGCGTGACCTTTTTAGAAAAGCATTCTGCTGGAAATGCGTGATATTTTGTTTTTTTGTGAAAAAGCGAAACATCGCCCAAGTCAAAAATATCGTATGTGAGAACGAAAAAGATTGCTGCAACCAGTACGGCGATGATGTAAAGAAGATATGCGTTACCGGACATTTTGTATTACCTCCTGTAAGAGTTTGTCCACATCGATGCCAAGAGAAAGTGCAAGCTTGATTTTCTCAAGTATAACACATTCCGGTGTTGATTTCATCAATTTTGTGCTAGTATCTTGCACTTTATTTTCCCCCTTTGGCTAGATCATTGATAATTTAAGGTTTCCGGCAGCTGTTTGGCTGCCTATTTTTGTTATTTTGAGGTGGTTATTATGAAATGTCCAAAATGCGGAGCTGAAATTGAGAACGTGAAATTTTGCCCTGAATGTGGAGCACCTGTTGCTTCTGGTTCCGTGACAGCAGCTATCGAATCAGACGAAAAACCTGAAAAGAAGAAAAAAGGTCACGGATGCGGATGCGCGGTCGCTGTTAGTGTTGCGCTGATTGTGTTCGTTCTTATGATGACCCCTTCTTCCAGCACGACAAGTTCAACGTCCGGAACAAAGAGCAGCACGTCCATAAAATCGTCAATTTCTGCCGATGATAGCCTTACAATGGGGCAGAGAAACGCTTTGCGGTCTGCCCAAACCTACCTGAGTGCTGGTATGGGATTCTCTTACAGCAGCCTTGAAAACCAGCTTGAGTATGAAGGATATTCCACGGAAGATGCTACTTATGCCGTAGATCATTGTGGTGCCGACTGGGACGAACAGGCTGCGATAAAAGCAAAAAATTATATCAACTCCATGTCTTTCTCTCGCTCCGGTCTGATTGAACAGCTGGAGTTTGAGGGATTTAGCCAAAGTCAGGCGGAGTACGGCGCCACTGCTGTTGGATATTGATGTGTGAACTTGTTTACAACTACATTTTACAACAGTTTGGTGTAGCCGTCAATCGATTTTAATGGCGAAAAAAATCGCCAAAAATTTGAGATTTGCGCTGAATCGCGCGATTTACGCGCACTTTTAAGCGAAAAGCACGCGGTTTGCGCTGACTTTGCGCAAACTATGCGCGTTGTTACTGGTTGCCGGTGTCCAGCTTCTGCATTTTTTGCAGCAACTGGGCGGCGCACTCCCCGCCGGGGCTTACCGCTGCGGCGCGCAGGGTGTGCAAGCCGGTGATCTTGCGGTTGGCGTACATGGCGGCAAGGGCTTGCTGCTCCGGGGTCATATCAACGTAACAGGCAAGCGCGGCGCGGATGTGGTTGCAGAAGCAGGCGGTCTTTTTGTTGGTCATGGTTCAATCCTCCCAAGGTTGCGGGGTTTTGGCTGTGCCGGTAAGCACGCTGGCGGGCATTCCGTCAATGATGGTCATTTCCGGGTCTTTGTTGCTGGTTTGGCCGTTTTTCATTTTGTTTTCCTCCTGATTTTTGGTAATTGTGTCAACTTATGTACCAAATTCTACCATGCGCCATTGGAAAATGAAATCAGAGAAAATTTTGTCGAATGGCGCAGATTTTTTCTGCGCCATTTTTTGTTTTTTTCACGCATTATATTTGAGGGGGAAGGGTGTGTATGAGTTATTTTACAGCTGCGAAAATTGGTGCTGCTCTGGCAAAGGCGCGTGTGAAAGCGGGTTTGAGCCAACGCGAGATGGCGATTTTGATAGGGAAGAACGAGCGCACCGTGCAGAACTGGGAGAAAGGGCAGTCCAGTCCGGACAGTGACGAGATCATGGATTGGTGCTCTTCCTGCGGGGTGTCGCCCATCGCGGTATTTATGGAGGTACTGCACCCGGAATTGTACGCGGTGCCGGATGACGGCAAGGCCAACGATGAGCTAAACGCGGAGTTGTGCCGTCTCGTGGTAAACCTGCCGCCGCTGACGAAAAGGCTGCTTCTCTTCATATTGAAGGGCCGTCACGGCAGCAGCCCGCCTGCTGTCATATCGGAAATAGCTGCAAACCTGCACTGCCCTCTGAATAACCGGGCCAGCGTGTGCGGGACCATCATAGACCAGTATACCTATGCGCAGATCGCGGGCCTTGACCCATGCCCGGACGCTCCACAACCTCCCATTGACGACCTGAAGATCAACTACAAGGCCGGAAGGGCCGCTGCTGAAAATGGTGCCTTTGGATATATCGGGAAGAAAAAGGAGTAAGCCATGAAATGCGTGAGATCATGCTGCCGGAAGGAGATCCCGGATGGTGCTTCTTTTTGTCCGTGGTTCGGGAAGAAGCAGCCGGAAGCCGTTCCGCAGCAAAGAAAAAAGCGCAGCCGTCCCAAGGGCAGCGGCACAGTGTACTCTTGTGTATGGAGGTGGATTTTATGAAAAAACGGGTCAACACGGCATTTTGGGTGGAAAAGGAAAAGCGCTGGTGCATCGCGGTTCAGAAGAACGGCACCCGCAAACGGTTTTACAGCAGCACGCCGGGCCGGACAGGACAACGGGAAGCAAACGCAAAAGCGGATGCATGGCTTGATGATAGCATTCGGGACGGCAGGAAGAAGGTGGCTGCACTCTATTCAGAGTGGGTAGAAGAGCTGAAGCTCACCTGCGGGACGTCCTATGTGACACAATGCCAGCGTTACGGAGACTGCTACATCCTGCCGACCTGTGGGAATATCCGCATTGACGAGCTGACCGAGGGCGATCTTCAAAAGGCAATCGACGTTTCGTTCCGGAAGCGCTCACAGAAAAAGAACCAGCGCAAGCCCATCTCAAACCAGCCGTTGAGCCGAAAGACGCTTATGACGATCCGGGCTGCGGAAACCGCCTTTGTCAAGTGGTGCAGGAAAAACCGGTACACCACGCTCCACCCCGACCTGGCTATCCCGAAGAATGCCAGGATGGGGAAACGCACGATCTTGCAGCCCACCGCCCTGAAGGTTCTGTTTAGCGTAGACACCCGCACCTACTATGGAAAACTGGTATTTGATGAATATATCTACGCCTACCGATTTGCAGTTGCGACCGGCCTGCGCCCCGGGGAGCTGATTGGTCTCTGGTATGGTGACATCAAGGGGAACACGGTCAGCCTTCGGCGCAGCATCAACGTGCACCGGGAGCAGACCACCGGAAAGAATGAAAACGCCATCCGCTCTTTTGACATGGGCAAGGAAGCACGGGATGCTTATGAGGCGCAGGTACAGCTCCTAAAGGCTCAAGGCATACTGCTACAATACAATACGCCGCTGTTTCAGATTCCGTCAGAGCATACGCTCTATCGCCGCTGGGAATCGTATCAGGAAGCAAACGGGCTTGAGCCGAAAGTCTCACTTTACGAGCTGCGGCACACCTTTGTTAGCGTTGAATCAAGCGTCCTGACTGACAGCCAGCTAAAAATGCTGGTTGGTCACAGCAAGAACATGGATACTTCCGGCGTGTACCATCATGAATTGCAGGGCCAGCGAGAAGATTTGGCGGCTGCAACGACCGCTGCATTCAGGAAGGCTCAAGGGTGA